CCTGTAGCTGATGAAGAAATTTACAACACAGAGGCTGTTACAAGACGATCTTATGACGATCAAGATATGCCTCAAGAGTATCAAAACATAGATCCTTTATTGACAAGGGTAGCAGTCATTGATTGTTACATGAAGTGTGACTTTGATAACGATGGTATAGCTGAACTACGCCACATTGTAGTTGGTGGTACAGGACAAAACGCTTATCACATCTTAGAGAATGAACCCATAGAGCAAATACCTTTTGCGATGGTAACAGCTATCCCAATGCCTCACAGATTTTATGGTTTGTCGATATATGATTTGATAGGTGATGTTCAAGAGATCAAAACAACCCTATTAAGACAAACTTTAAACAACGCCTATTTACAAAACAATGCTAGAACTGTTGTAGTAGATGGACAAGCTAATATAGACGACCTCCTTACATCGAGAGCTGGGGGGATTGTACGAGTAAAGTCGCCAAATGCAGTAACTCCCCTCGCCTCTCCTAACTTTATGAGTCAAGGTCTTGCTATGTTAGATAAAGTAGATAACATTCGTGAATCAAGATCAGGTGTCTCTAAAGTTCAAATGGGATTAGATGCCGATCAGATTAATAAATCACACACGACAGCAACCAGTGCTAATGTGATGATGAACGCATCGACACAAAGAATAGAACTTTACGCTAGAAATTTTAGTGAAGGTATCAAAAGAATGTTTCAAGGTATCTTGACTTTAGTATGTAAGTATCAAGATCAAGAAAGAATTATTAGATTGAGAAATCAGTTTGTACCAATGAACCCTAGAGAGTGGGTTGATAGGTATAATGCAACAGTGCAAGTTGGACTTGGCACAGGATCACAAGATCAACGACTAGAAGTATTAGGTCGTGTTTTAGCAGTCCAAGAAAAACTAATCGGTGCTGGTGGTATGGGTATAGTAGATCCACAAAAGATTTATAACACCCTAGAGAAGTATTTAGAAAATGCTGGTTACAAAGATGCAAGTCAGTTCTTTAATAATCCTGAAGTTAATCCACCAAGACCACAACCAAAAAGACCTGATCCAGCAATACAATTAGCACAAGCAGATTTACAAAGACAACAAGCTAAAGATCAAGCTGAAATACAACTGAAAGCACAAAAACTTGAACTTGATCAACAAAAATTAGCATCACAATTAATCAAAGAAGATGATGCAAAAGAATCACAAAAAGAAAAACTAGCAACACAAATATTACAACAAGGAATTAAAAGATAATGGTAACTCCTAATATGCCTTCTTCGGCACAAGATATTATTAATAACTTTTTATCAGGTGGATATGCAAGTGAAGCACAAGCAAATCCTTACAGAGTTAATGTCGATCCTTTTCGACCACCTGTCTCTGATACACCTGAAGAAGATAATAAATCACCTACTGATCCTTGTCCTGAAGGTTATATTTATGATCCAGTAATTAAAAGCTGTGTTCCTATTGAAGAAGAATCAAGCGACAGACCTGACGAACCAGATCGTGATGATATGATGTTTCGACAAATGCAAAGAGATCCTTCTACAGCTTTTGGTGCTTCTAATATATTAGATGATTATCAAATAGATAGTAGAGGTGGTGATAATATCTTCTTGAGATTTGATCCTAATGTTGGCAAACCAAATATACCTTTTATGCCAATATTAAGTGCTGGTGCTGGTTTATTAGATTCTTTTTTTGGTGGAGACAAAAGACGAGAAGATAGATTTAATGAAGCTATGCAAACATACATAGACGCTGGATATGGACAACAGTTAAACAATGGAACTTTCCAAGTTTTCAATCCTCAACAATACTACAGTAATGTTATGAATGATATAGTTAGTGGTGCTAGACAAACTGTTCCACCAAGTATGGGAGGATCAGCTCCAGTTACTGTAGGTCAAGCAGTAGATGCAGTAATAAGTAACGACTATAGTGGTATATCCAGTGGAGGTTCACCAATAGCACAAGATATGTCAGGTGGTTTATTAGGTAGAACACCATTAACTTCAGTAGATTCACAGGGTAATAGAACTAGAAATGATGATGCTTATAAAGCATCAATAGCTCGAAATATTAAGAGAAATGAACAAAACTCACCATATGGAACAAGTGGATTTTCTATGAATGTAGGTGGTACTGGTATGGCTGGATTTACTCGTGGCAGATAGTGAAATCAAAAGAAGCGATCAAGCTAAAAGAATACTTGAAGATGAAATATTTATAGAAGCAATACAAAAGATTAGAGCAGAGTTAAATACTGAATGGTTAAACTCTGACACAAAAGATTCAGAACAACGAGAAAACATCTTTGTCATGAGAAGAATGTTAGAGGTTGTCTTGATGCAAATACGATCAGTTATGGAAACAGGCAAGATCGTCAAAAAATAATAGGAGTAAAATATGGCAGAACAACCAGTAATGGACTCTGCAACAGAGACTCAAACAGAGTCTGTTGCACCAACGCC